GCTTCAGCTCCAGAAGGACGGCATAGGCCCCTTCGAGGGCTCCATGATGCTGGTCATGGAATACATGCGCACCAAGAGCCCGGCAGCGGCGGCCGAGTTCCAGAAAGCCATGCAGGTCAAGGATGAGGCGGAACGGGCACAGGCTCTGGCCCGTATCAGCGAAGCCTATGCCCTGTCCGATCTTTTCAGGGACATGCAGGCCATGAACTTTCTGCGGCCCATGGTCATGCAGATGGAGGACTACCGAAAGATCAAGGCCGACTCTCTGGGCGCCGCGGAACAGGACGTGGTGGGGCAGGACTTTGCCAAGCGCATGCAAAGCCCTGTGGAGCAGTGGAAAGCCATGCGGGTGGAAGCGGAACGGCTGACCGAAAGCCTGGGGACAGCCCTCCTGCCATCGGCTCTGGCCTTCGGCCAGACCCTGCTGCCCATAGTGCGTTCCCTCACCCAATGGATAGAGCGCAATCAGGAGCTGGTGGTAACGCTTGCCAAGGGGGCGGCCATACTCCTTGGCTTCCGTGCCGGGTTGCTGGCCCTGCGTCTGGGCTTCAGCCTCTTTGTTTCCCCGCTGGCCTCGGCAGGGGCCAGGCTGCTGGCCTTCCGGGCCATGACCGCCGCCGGGATCGCCCCTGTCCAGGCCCTGTTCCGGCTTTTCGGCATGTCCCCCCGTATGGCGACCCTCCTCAGCGGCGGGCTGGGCAGGGTGGGGACGCTTTTTCGCGGTCTGGGCGGGGCAGCCCTTTCCTTTGGGCGGACGCTGGCCGGGCCGCTGGCAACAGGCTTTTCTCTTGCGGGCAAGGCCGCCCTCGTCCTCGGGCGGGCTCTGCTGCTCAATCCCGTGGGCCTGCTGGTGACGGGCATCGGTGTGGCCGCCATAGCCATCTACAAGAATTGGGATCGCATCAAATCCGCCTTCAGCGCCAGCTGGAACTGGCTCAGGAGCATGGGGCCAAAGCTCCTGAAGCAGGGGCTGGATCTGGCCGCCAGCATCCTGCCGGGCGCGGCTGCCGTCAAGTATATCTACCAGAATTGGGATGCCATCAAGGCCGCCATGAGCCGGGGCATCGACTGGCTGAGATCGCTGCCGTCGCAGTTTTTACAGATGGGCAAAAATCTGGCTGCCGGGCTGGTCAACGGCATAAAAAGCGGCATATCTGCGGCAGGCGATGCCATAGCGGGCATGGCCGAGGGCATCAAGAATACCTTCAAGGGCTGGCTGGGGATTTCCAGCCCCAGCCGTGTCTTTTCCGAATTGGGCCTCAATGTGGCCCAAGGGGCTGCCCTTGGCATCCAGAACGGGCAGGATGCCGCTGCCGGAGCGTCTGCCGCCCTGGCCTCGGCTACGGCAAAAGGCTGGGAGCCGCCAAGCCTGAACAGGCCAGAACTGCCGCCGCTGCCTGTTGTGCCCCAGCAGGTGGAGCTGGCACGGCCCCAAGCGTTTGCCTTACCTGAAGCCGTACAGGCCGTGCGCCTGAACAGGCCCGAACTGTCGCCGCTGCCTATGGTTAACCAGTCTGTAGCCCTGCAACGGCCTGAACTGAACCAGCCTGACCTGTCGCCGCTGGCCGCTGTGCCTCAGCAGGTGGAACTGGCGCGACCCCAAGCGTTTGCTCTGCCAGAGGCCGTACAGGCAGTACGCCTGAACAGGCCCGAACTGCCGTCGCTGCCTGTGGTTAACCAGTCAGTAGCCCTGCAACGGCCAGAGCTGAATCGGCCTGACCTGTCCCCGCTGGGTCAGGCTCTTGCGCCAGGCGTTGCGACGCAGGAAGCTAGCGCTGCTGTCGATGCCCGTAACTCACTACGTTCGAACGGGCACGGCTTCGCCGCCTTCGGTCGCACGCATGGCGACAGCAGCTGGTTAACGCGACAGTCAGACAACGTAATTGCTGTCGCTATCCGTAAGCTCGCTATGCGAGCTAACGGCTACCGCCAAGCCCCGCTTGGGCAGGCTCTCCAAGCTCCACACATGCGTCAGCCCTTCGAGCACGCGGAGCCCAACTGGACACCGCCCAAACTGCTTACCGATGCCAACGGCCCGGGCCGCATTGGCGCGGCCATGCGCGGGGGCCAGACGGCGCAGTCCGGCGGCATGAACATCACCTTTTCGCCCAGCGTGACCATCCAGGGCAATGCGGACGCCCAGAAGGTCCAGGAGGGGCTTGGCCTCACCCTGGAAGACCTGAAGCGCATGCTGGCCCGTATCTCGCATGAAAGGGACAGGCGCGCCTATGTCTAGCCTTTTTGCCACTCTGGGGGACGCCCTCATATCGCCGCGCCTTTCCCCCTCGGCCCTTGAGGCCCGGCAGGGGGCTGTCTTTGCCGAACACGCCGTCTTTTCCGGCTCGCCGCGCCTGCAGTACACCGGCCGCCAACTGGACACCCTCAGCCTGACCTTTGACCTGCATTTCAGCTTCTGTACGCCTGCGGCGGAGCGGGACAAGCTCCAGACCATGCTGCGCGGGCATCAGGCCCATGCCCTGGTTTTTGGCGACGGTACCTTCTGGGGCTGGTTCGTGCTGGAGAGCCTGAACACCACGCTGGAACAGTGTTCGCCGGGCGGTACGCCCTGGTGCATCACCATGCAGGCCGACCTCAAGGAGTTCACCGGCGATCCGGCCGCGCCGCTGGAACGGCCGGCCGTCAGTGACGGCACGCCCTTTCTGGCCGTGTACCCCGGCTCCTCCTCGCTGCTTTCCCTGCCGGTGCCCTCGGCCGGCGGCAATGTCTGGGATACGGTGCGCACCGCCGTTTCCTGTGCCGGGCAGGCCAAAAGCCTGATCAGCCAGGCCGGGGGCATGGTCGACCTGGCGGGGAGCATGGCCCGGGCCGATGATCCCTGGGAGGTGGTCAGCCTTGCCCTCGGCGGTGCGGGGAAACTGGCCGGAGTGCTGGGCTCTGCGGCGGAGCTTTCTGCGGATTTCGGCTCAGCCCTGGCCGACTGCGCCCGGGCTCTGCCGCTGGAAGGCATGGGGCTGGCCCTTGAGGCCGCTGACGAGCTGAACGGCCTCATGGCTTCGGGGGTACGGCTGGCCGGTTCTCTGGGTGTGGATATTGGCAGTACGGCCCGTACCCTGAACCGCATCGACAGTTGCCTGGATGCCGGTACGGCCTGTCTGGACAGATGCTCCCCGGTATTGCAGCAGTTTACGGCCAGTGTGGCCGCCAGGAAGGAACCATGAGCGAAAACCGCCTTGTCCATGTGAGCGTGGCCGGTGAGCGCTGGGATACGCTGGCCCATCGCTACTACGGCAGTGTCAACGAGGCCGAACGCATCATCCGGGCCAATCCGCATATGCCCATCATGCCGGTGCTGCCCGGCGGCATACGCATCTTCATCCCTGTGGTCCAGCCCGCCGACATTGAAAACACCACAAACCTGCCGCCCTGGTGCGGCGGGTCCGGGGAGTAAGTGGGGAGTAAGTGGGGAGTAAGCCATGCCATTCATAGCCCGGGTGCCTGTGCCCAGCGTGCGGATACTGTACGAGCAGAAGGATGTTTCCGCCGATCTGGCCCCCTATCTGCTCAGCGCCACCTATACCGACCGCCTTTCCGGCCAATCGGATGAGCTGGACATCAGCCTGGAGGATACGGACGGCCGCTGGCGCGCCGACTGGTATCCCGGCAAGGGGGACCGCCTTGCGGCCTTTATCGGCTATGCCGGGCAGGAGCTGGTTTCCTGCGGGGAGTTTGATATTGACGAGATCGAGCTGTCCTTCCCGCCGGACGTGGTGACCATCCGGGCTCTGGCCACCGGCCTTGCCACCCCCTGCCGGACGCGCCGAAGCCAGGGCTATGAAAAGACCACCCTGGCCGCCGTGGTCAGGGAGACCTGCGGCCGTCTGGGCCTCAGCCCGGCAGGCGAGATCGAGGATATCCCCATCGACCGGCTGACCCAGTATCAGGAAAGCGACCTGGCCTTTCTGACCCGCCTGGCCGGGGAATACGGCCATACTTTCAAGGTCTGCGGCACAAGGCTCATCTTTCAGCGCAGGGCGGCCATTCTTGCGGCAGATGGCGTGCGCACCCTTTCCCGGGCGGACGTGATCAGCGGCAGCTTTCAGGATTCCCTCAAGGATGTGCCGGGCAAGGTCAGGATCAAGAAGCAGGATGCCTCTGCCAGAGAGCTCAGGGTCTATGGCAGGGACGGCGATCAGGGGCTGGCCGTGGTCCCCGCCACGGAAAAGGAGCGCAGCCAGAGGGGCAATCCCTCCAAAACCAGCAGCAATGATGAACTGCGTATCGTGGGGCGCGGCAGTCAGGCCCAACTGGCGGCCAAGGGCGATGCCGCCCTGCAGGATGCCGAGCTGGAACGCTGTCGCACGGAACTGACACTGGTGGGCGACCCGGCCCTGCGCGCCGGGCTGAACATTGTGCTGGATGCCAGCTTCGGCGCGCCGTCCGGCAAATACCTGATCAGGGAATCCCGGCACAGTCTGGGGCGGGAGGGCTATACCACCTCCCTTACGCTGGCAAGGACGGGCAAGGCATGAAACGCACCCTTGAGGAATCCGGCGCCACCTTCAGTTTCGGCATCGTCAGCGCTGTGGACGCGGCCCGCGGCTGGGCCAGGGTGCGCCTGCCGGAATACGATAATCTGGAAACAGCCCTCCTGCCCGTGCTCCAGCGCCGTACCCACAGGGACAAGGCTCTGGACCTGCCGGACGTGGGCGAGCAGGTGGCTGTCATGCTCGACAGGCGCGGCGAGGACGGCGTGATCCTCGGCGCGGTCTGGTCCTCTGCCGATGCTGTGCCCCAGCCGGAAGGGCCGGACGTGGACGTGCGCCGTTATGACGATGGTACTGTGCTGCGCTATGACCGCGCCGCCCACAGGCTGACGGCGGAAGTGCAGGGCGAGATATGCGTCACCTGTACCGGCAGGGCGGACGTGACGGCCCAGGATGCGGCGCGTGTGGAATCCAAATCCGTCCTGACCCTTGCCGCGCCCCGGATACTGCTGGAAGGCACCATAGCCATGCGGGCCTACGGCGGGGGCGGGGCCACCACGGCCCAGCTCACGGGCAGCCTGACCGTGCGGCAGGGCGGCGTCACCGTGCCGGATGACGACGTAAAGGCCGGGCAGATCTCCCTTGTGGGGCATCACCATACCGGGGTGTACCCTGGCGGCGGCACCAGCGGGGAGCCGGTGTGAGTTTTTATTTCATCCCACGCAACGCCATTGCACAGGATGAAATTTTATCTTGACCTTGCGGCCCTGCACGGTCTAAAGATTTTCTCAAGGTGCCTCTAACACCTAAACACAGGCGGACAACGCCACCGACATCAGGCGCTTTTTTATGGCCTTTTTTCAGAAGTCAAGTCTGGTTTTGGCCTCTGTTTCCTGCTATAAAAGCATCTTGTGATGCCGGGTGTTGCCGACATGTCCAGGGCTGTGGCCTAAAGGCGGCAAGCCGCTCCTGTGTTGCGGTTAGAGACACCCGGCATCGCTATCTCTAAGCGGTGCCAACTTCCAAACACAGGAGTTGCACCATGAGCCTTCCTTCCATTGCCCTGACGCCGGACGCCCAGGGCCGCCCCACCTGCCTTTCCACTGACGTTGCCCTGCATTTTCAGAAAAAACATCTCCACGTTCTCCGCGACATTGACCGCATTTTGTCCGTCAGCCCATCCGAACGTAAATCCAATTTTGGATTCACGTTCATTGATGTTCCCGGCCCGAATGGAGCTGTCCGGCAGGTTCGCGCCTACCGCCTGACCCGCGATGCTTTCAGCATTCTTGCAATGGGTTTTACGGGTTCGGCGGCTATCCGCTGGAAGTGGCGTTACATCGAAGCCTTCAATGCTATGGAAAAAGCCCTGCATGACGGACAGGCCAGCGACCTCTTTCTGGCCGGGGCGCGGGCAGCGGCCCAGCGACTGGCCGGGGAAGAGCGGGCTCGCCTGGCGGACTGCGCCCTGGCCCTGCTGGACGAAGGCCTGAGCCAGCGGGAGGTAGGGGATATTCTGCACGTCAGCCGCTGGACCGTAGGCCGCCTGAAAAAACGCTTCAGCTTCATGGTCGCGCCACAGCCTGCAGGGGCTGAACGCATGACGCAGGGGGTGCTGCTGTGAGCGGCTTCAATTCCTCCCTCATCGTCAAGGGCGACCATCTGACCGACAATATGGGCCATATCGAAGACGTGCTGCGCTTTCTGGAGGAAACCGCCCTCAACTTCTGCACCCACCGTGACGGCCTGCGCGAATACGGCTATACCGCAGAGGGCTGGGCGGGCTTTCATGTGGTACTGCAACTGGCACGGCAGAACCTCTCGGCTCTGCGGGACAGCCCGGCCCTTACTGGCATCACAACGAAATAAGCCGCTTTTTCTAAAGCCCTTTCAAAGACGGTACCCCCGTTGTCCCGTACAACGGGGGTATGCCCAAGCTGCTCGCATCCTCCTCATATGCCGCCACACCGCAGACGCCCCATTGGCAGCTCGCCCTGGGGTCTGAGGGCGTGGTACAGCAGCTTGGGGATATTTCCCAAAGCATCCGCATTATCCTGACCACGCCCAAGGGCTCTGACCCCCTGCGGCCGGACTTCGGCTGTGATGCCCTCAACTACCTTGATCTGCCCCTGCCCGCGGCCCGGCCGCATCTGGCCCGTGAGATACGGGCCGCCCTTGCCTGGGAGCCGCGTATCAGGGTGGAAGGCATCAGCATAGAGCCCGGGGGCAGCCACGCCGCCGGGCAGGCTGCCGTACAGTCAGCCATCCAGTCCGGCGGCCGGGCCATTGCCCATATCACCTGGTCCACAGCGGATCTTGCCATTCGCGGACAGACGACCTCTGTTTCCCTGGGAGGCGCCGCATGAGCCAGCTGCCCGAACCCCGCTTCATCGAGACCGACCAGCAGGCCGTGCTGGATGCCTGCATTGCCGACTATGAGGCCCTCACCGGCCGCACCCTCTATCCGGCCCAGAGCGAACGGCTGCTCATCAACCTCATCGCCTATCGGGAACATCTGATCCGGGTGGGCATACAGGAGGCGGCCAAGCAGAATCTGGTGCGCTATGCCACGGCCCCCATGCTGGATCTGCTGGGCGAGATCGTGGGCGTGAGCCGCCTGCCGGCTGCCGCGGCCTCCTGCGCCGTGCGCTTCACTCTGGAAGAGCCGCTGACCGAGGATCTGGCTGTCCCTGCCGGGGTGCTCATCTACAGCCGGGACAGCGGCCAACGCTTCACCACCCGGGATGCCTGCCTGATCCCGGCCGGTACGCTCCATGCCGAAACCTTTGCCGATGCGGCCGAGGCCGGAGAGGCGGGCAACGGCATATTGCCCGGCGGCCTGTGCCGTCTGGCTGACCCGCTGGCCGATGCGGCAATGACTGTCAGCAATACCGAAACCAGCGGCGGCGGCTCGGATGCCGAAACGGACGAACATCTGCGCCAGCGCATCATGATTGCGCCCGAAGCCTTTTCCGTGGCCGGCAGTCGACTGGCCTACAGGTATCACACCCTGTCCGCCTCGCCGCTCATCGTGGATGTGGGCGTACTCTCGCCGCAGCCGGGCGTGGTGGCCCTTTACCCCCTCACGGCGGACGGCCTGCCCGGAGCCGGGCTGCTGGCCCTGGTAGCGGCCGTTATCAACGGGGAAAAGATCCGCCCGCTCACCGATACCGTGCGCGTGCTCCCGCCCGAGGTCATCCCGGCAAAGATCTCCGCCGAGCTGACCCTCTACGCCGAAACGGACGAAGCCAGCGTGCGCCGGGCCGTGGATGCGGCTCTGGCCCTCTGGCTGGAGGAACGGCGCAGCAGGCTGGGGGTGGACATCGTGCGAACCCAGCTCATTGCCCTGCTGTCCGTCTATGGCGTGTACCGGGTCCGGCTGATGGAACCGGCAGAGGACAGGGAGACCGGCCCCAGCCAGTGGGTGGACTGGCGGATAGGGGAGATTTCCCTGGCAGCGGAGCGCAGAGATGGCTGACGAACTGTTGTTGCAACCTTCGCTGCAGGGCGATGCCCGCATGGAAGCCCTGGCCCGCCTCACGGCCCGCCTGTCGGCTCTGCCCGCAGCAGTGCCCATCGTCAATCTTTTCGACCTGGTGGATCCCTCGGCCCTGGCCTCGCTGGGCGAGCAGTTCCATGTCCTGGGCCTTGAGGGTTGGAATGCGGCCGCCACCGATGTTGCCCGCCGTGATCTGCTCAAGCGGGCCATTGAGCTGCACCGCCACAAGGGCACGGCCTGGGCCGTGCGCCATGCCCTGGAAACGGCCTTCTCCCTGCCGGTGGAGATAGTGGAATGGTTCGACTACGGCGGGGAACCGTATTTCTTTCGGGTACGGGTGGACGTGTCCGGCGCGGCATTCGGCCCGCAGAACGGACAGCACGCCCTGGAGCTGATCCTTGAATGGAAGAACGTCCGCTCCTGGCTGGAATATCTGGAGACCTTCAGCACGCACAGGCTTCCCGTGTACGCAGGTCTGGGGGGCGTCAGCCGCACGGCAATGAGCTCGCGCATCTGCTTCCCCGTACCTGAACCTGTGTCCTGCCCGGTACATACGGCCCTTGCCTGTACGGGTTTGACTGGATCAAGCGTCCATCCTGTGGGGCCTGCCCCGGCAGCGCCAGCTCTGCCCGTGCGGACTGCCCTTTGCTGCACGGGTTTGATCGGAAGCAGCGTCCACCCTGTGGGGCCTGCCCCGGCAGCGCCAGCTTTGCCCGTGCGGACTGCCTTTTGCTGTGCTGGCCTGAGCCGATCCAGCGTGCACCCCACAGGCATTGCCCCCCGTGCGCCGCGTTTGCGCAAAAGTCTGGCCCTTGTCTGCACCGGTATCACCCGCAGCAGTGTCAGCCCCATGCAGCATACGTCAGCCCCGTCTCCTCTGCGCAGCCGTCCCGCTTTGACCGTCCAATCTTTCACCCGGAGTAGCATATGTCCGATCAACTGACAGCCACAGTTCCTGCGGAGTCGACACCCACGCCCGGCACACTGGAAACCGTGCCCACAACAGAGACACCGCAGTTTTACTGTATGTTGACCAATGCCGGAGCTGCCCTTGAAGCCCAGGCCCATGCCCAGGGTAGGCC